GAATAATGATAAAAGTATTAGTAATAGGCGTTTTAATTATCATCATATGGTATTTTTATGAACTGTACGAGGCGGCAAAAGACCCACGAGAAGGAAATTACTGACTTAAAAGAGAATTATGGGAGAAGATACAAAACAAGACTTACAACCTACTAACAGGGAAGATACAGGTAGAAACCCAGATGGGACTTTCAAAAAGGGTTTTAGTGGTAACCCTAATGGAAGACCAAAAAATACTCTTAAAGATTATGTAAGGGAGAAGTTTATGGAGATGTCTGATGAAGAAAAGGAGGAGTTTTTGAAAAAAATATCTCCTGAATTTCAGTGGAGAATGGGAGAAGGAAACCCGGAATCTGCAACCGATATAACTTCGGGCGGGAAAGTGATAAGCAGTGAATTGAGCGAAGCGTCATTAAAGCTAGTCAGGGAATACGAGAAGAAATTAAAAGATTTAAAAACAGAATGAAGCACAAGTATAAAGGGAAAGTTTATGTGGTAACCCCAAAGGTTATATAAGTATGAAAATTGGGGATATTCTAATTAATGAAAGGAATTGGAGTTTGTGGAAGATATTTTTCCCTTTTAACCTCAAGCGTTTGTTTCGGAGTCGTAGTGTGAGTGAGTCTAATCACAACTTCAAGTTCAGCTTTTTAATACCCCTTTTAGTGAAGATATATGGAATTAGAAAATTACTCAATCCACGCATTTTTAGACAAGTACCAGATTAAGACAGACACGGGAATCCCGCTTGATTTTAAGAATCACGCTTTTATGTGGGACATCTACTCCGACCTGTCCCCGAAGCAGGTTGGAATGAAAGCGGCACAGGTAACTTGGAGCACTTGCGCTATTTTGAAGTCTTTTTGGGTGGCGAAATATCTACAGAGGGACTTGATTTATACCCTTCCTACCGAGAGCGACCGGAATACTTTTGTCGGGGGCAAAGTGAACCGGATAATCGCTCAAAATCCTATCTTACAACAATGGGTCAAAGACAAGGACTCAATAGAGCAGAAGCAAGTGGATGATAACTTTATCCACTTCAAAGGAACTTGGACGCAGAAGGCCGCAATTATGTTGCCGAGTGACCTTAATATCTATGATGAGGTGGATTCGTCAAAGCAGGACGTGATTGAGATGTATTCAACGCGCTTACAGCACTCCAGATATAAGTGGGAGTGGTACTTCAGTCATCCCTCTGCTTCCGGCTATGGGGTGGACAGGTATTGGGCAAAAAGCGACCAAAAACATTGGTATATAAAGTGTCCCCACTGTAACGAGAGGCAGTATCTTTCTTGGCCGGAGAGCATTGAGAATGAGATGTTTGTTTGTAAAGTTTGTAAGAAAGAGTTGAGCGATGATGTAAGACGAAAAGGGGAATGGGTGGCGAAGTACAAGGACAGGGAGTTCTCCGGCTATTGGATACCGCTTCTTATCTGTCCTTGGGTTTCGGCCAAAGATATATTAAAATACGAGAGAGAAAAAACCGAAGAGTATTTTTATAACAAAGTTTTAGGACTGCCTTATGTCGGCGGTGGAAACAAGCTCACTTGGGAACTCTTTGCCCAGAACCTGACTGGAAAAAAGAAAGTCCCGGCAAAAGACGGGCAGGCAGTATTAGGGATAGATACCGGATTGAAGATTGATTTCGTGATGGGCGATTCTGCTGGGCTGTTCTATCACGGCGAGGCCAAAGATTATGACGAGCTTGACCAGCTTATGGAAACTTGGCCGAGGATGATAGCGGTAGTTGACGCAGGGGGAGACCTTATCGGCTCACGCAAGTTTTATGAGAAGTGGACAGGACGAGTGTTTTTATGCTATACTGGAGGGGATAGGAAAACAAAAGAGCTTCTGAAATGGGGCAGAGGAGACGAGTATGGGAATGTCGTGGCCGACCGCAACAGGATGATACAGCTCGTGGTGGATGAGTTTAGGAACGGGAGGATACCCGTTCACGGTAGCGAGGGCGATTGGCTTGATTATTGGAACGATTGGAATAACCTGACGAGAGTAAAGCAGGTTGACCCCGTAACCCAAGAGCCGAAAGGATACAAATGGGTGCGGAGCGGCAGAGACCATAGGGCTATGAGCACAATCTACTGGCGCGTTGGAATGGATAAGTATGGATTTGGCGGAGCGGAGATTATGGGAGATAACATAGCAAGAGAGATTAGAGTCGCTTCCCCTATTTATCCCGATGGAACTATGGAAGCCATTACTCCGAGTGGAGAAGATTTAGTGGAAGCCACTCTTGAAAAGTTGAGGGACGGGGATGACGATTGGCGCAATTTGTGATATAATCTAAAGGTCGCATAAAATGTTAATCTAATGGCTAAGAAGGTTACTAAGAAAAATATACAGATATTTGGAACGCCTCAAGGAGTTTTTTTCTATGATAGTAAGGAGCTTTATCTTCTTGTTAAGAAAGATAAAACCTTGCTTTGGGGAAGGATTGGATTACCAAACGAAAAAATGGCAGAAGTAAAAGAAGAAGTTCAGCCGGAGACCGCTCCTGCGGAAGCTGGGGAGGAAACTCCCAAAGTTGAAGCGCCGACAGAAGCTCCAGTTGAAGAAAAAACTGAATAATTAAATGGGACTCTTGGACGGGTTCCTTTCTCTTGCGAGAAACATAAATAAAGCGGAGGGAGACGAGAAAGAAGAGGGCATAGTTTCAGAACTAAGCGATGAACTGACTCTGAAAAAGAGCGACAAAGAGCTGAAAGAACTTGCCGAGCAGTGGGAGCAAAAATGGGAGAAGAGCGGGTTCCGACAGGAACTTGAGCGCAAACAAAAAGAGAACGAAAAATACTATTTGAGCGAACACTATACGAACGCCCAAAAACAATCAGGCAAGCGTGAGCTTGTTGATAATCTTATATTTGAATCGCTTGAGACGGCCTTGCCTTTTTACACCAAGCAGAAAGGCGAGCCGATGGTCTATTCGGATGGCACGCCTCAAGGGGCGGCTCTTGTTAAGAAAGTAACGGAGCGACTGATTGATTTGGCCGACACCATCCGGTTGAGGTTGAAAATAAAGAAATCCGTAAGGCATTGGGCGGTTTATTACTTGGGATGTATTAAGCTCGGTTGGTCAATGCAGAGGAATGAAATCGCCGTCCAAGTTGTCCGGCCGCAGGAGCTTATTTTAGACCCTGATGCGGTGACGGATGAGTGCGAGTATGACGGGGAATACTTGGGCCATTACAGGAAAGACACGGCAAGCGACCTCATTAAAAGATTTCCAAAACATAAAACGTTTATAGAGAACGAGGTAAATGAAAAGCTCGGAACGAAGATAAGATACATTGAATGGTGGACTGACGATTATTTATTCTGGTCGGTGAGGGGAAAGATTTTAGGCAAGGCCAAGAACCCCCATTGGAACTACGACCAAGAAGTTGAAGCCGAACCGACTATCAATGACTTCGGAGAGGTTATCCCCGGCGGAGTTCAGAACATTCCAGGAAATAACCATTTCTCGGTTCGGAAGATTCCTTTCGCGTTTCTTTCGGTATTCACCTTAGGGAAGCACCCGGCCGATGACACTAATTTGATTGAGCAAGTTATCCCCTTACAAGATGTTATAAACAAAAGACAAAGACAGATAGACAAGAACGCTGATAATACGAATAGCGGAGGAGTGGTATCAGGGGATGCTTTCACTAAAGAGCAGGCGAAAGGGCTTGCTGATTCCCTCCGCAGGGGTTCGTTCGCTTGGATTCCGAGAGGGGATGTGAACCGGGCTTACAAGAGAGATGTCGCCCCTCCTCTTCCGCAGTTCATCTACCAATCAATGACCGACCACCGCAACGAGATAAGGGGGATATTTGGGACGACCGGACTGTCTTCACAGGGCTTGAAGAGTGAAGACACGGTGCGGGGCAAGATTTTGGTAAGGGCGACCGATGCCGACCGCAATCCGTTGATAGACCACTTAGAGCATTTGTACGACTATATCTATAACTGGTTTGTCCAGCTTATGATTGTCCACTATGACGAGCCGCACAAAGTAAGCAGAGCGCAAGGAGTTACGATGATTTCAAGCGAACAATTTACAAATCCTTTAGTCGTGTCTGTCAAGGAAGGTTCGCTTATCCCCAAAGACGCTCTCACGAAGAGGAATGAGGCGGTGGATTTGTGGTCGGCGCAGGCGATTGACCCACTCACATTAGCTGAGCGATTGGAGGAGCCAAACCCTGAAGAGTTCACTAAACGGCTTATATTGTGGAAAACTAATCCTATGCTATATGCCCAGAATTACGCCCCTGAAGCATTGCCTCAGGTAGTTCCGCAACAAACCCAAGAACAAGCTCCACAAGAGCAGGTGCCTGAAGAGAGTTTATTAAACCAAGTTCCAATCTAATGCCTCTCACATCTAAAGGTCGCAAAATATTAGCTTCAATGCGAAAATCTTATGGGGAAAAGAAAGGGGAAAAGATATTCTACGCGAGTGAGAATAAGGGAACGATTAAGGGGGTGGTTAAAGATAATGATGGAAAAGTGGCGGCAATGAAGAAGAAGTTGAAAAGATAATTCATATATGTTATAATGATTAAAAATACAAGGACTGCACATTGATGTGTTGTGCGATGGGCGGTTCTTGAAAGGGTTTGACCGACTGTTGAAAGGCAGTACACATCCGGTCGAACCCCTCTACGAGCCGCTCATAAGCGGTTCTTTTGTTAATAGGTCGAAAAATGGTTCTCTCGGTCTTCACCTAAAAGACCTGCGAAAAAAATATGGAAGAAAATACATTTTTGGCGGGCTTGCGGCAGGAGGGCAAAATAGAACCCACTGACGGAGAGCAAGAAGAGGAGAAGGAAACTCCTTCGGAGTCGCCAGCCGAAAAAGAACCTGAGGAAAACGAACCCGAATCGCAAACCGGGGACAAGCCAGAGGACAAGGGTGATGGAAAAGAATCCAAAGGCGAAGTCGAAGAAGGCGAAAAACCAGAAGTTTTCCAAGCGTTTCACAAGCACCCAAGATGGAAAGCTCTTAACGAGGAGTTGGGGAAGTTACGAAGCTTCCGGGACGAAGTAACCCCACTCCTGCCCCTTATAAAGAAAATCGGCGAACCGGGAATGATGGACGAAGTTGAAGTTCCCGCTTGGTTTTCCCAAGTTTTCGGAGAAGATGTGAGTGTTTGGCAGAAATACCAAAAGTATAATGCCGAAGAGAGAGGAAAGTTGAAGGATGAAATTTTAGAAAGCTTGGAGAGTAAGAACGAAGAATCGGGCAAGCAACAAAAGAAATACGAGGACTGGGTTGACGGCGAGCTTGTGGCTCTCGGCGAGGAAAAAGGAATCAATCTTAGCGAAGGCACGAAAGAGAAGCCCAATAGCTTGAGGAACGAAATCCTCAAAACTGCCGTTGACTACAGACCGACAGACGACAAAGGAAACATTTCTTTGAGCAAAGCTTACGATATTCTGAAGATTATGAAGAACAAACCAGCGGAAAAGAACACCGATAAAAAGGAAATAGCCGACAAGACAATGGCTAAATCCAAAGCCGAAGATGAGAAGAAAGAATACAAAACTTCTCACGACCTTATGGGGAAGAGTATGCGAGATTTAATCCCGGAATAAAGGTCTAAAAATAAAATAAAAAAATGGCAGCATTTGGAAATAGGGTTAAAAAGTAGCTCTATTAAAACCACTTCTGATATACGGCGAAAACCCAGAGATGGGCAACGCCTCGCAAGCAGAGAGTTATTTGACAAGTAAATAGGAAATAGGTTAAAGTGTGTAGTATGAAACAACTCAATTTAGGTTATCTCGCTGGACTTATAGACGGCGAAGGAACGATAGGGGCTTACTACGATAAAAATAGTTTATCGCCACGAGTACGTATCAACGTTGTTAATACTGACCC